ATTTCGCAATTTCGATACTTCTCTTCAAGATTTGTGATATATTCCACAGATAAATTATTTGCAGCCTGTTCTATTTCTTTATATCTTTTTCTCCAATAGTTTTTACTATTACTTTTCATCTGCATCACCCCTTAGGGTTTTATCATTACCGCTTAAGGTCTTATTATCACCACTTAAGTCATTTCCTGCTTTAGGGGCATTAAAAAAAGCATTTCCAAAACTGTCCATGCTTTCATTTTTTTCTTTATCTATCTGTTTTAATTCTTTTTCCACATCAATGACATAAGGATGATGGCTTATACATGTTTTTTTGCTTAGAAGTGTAGCTGATGCATTAACATTTGCTATAAGCTCTGTTTCATTAACAACCATGTTACGATTAAAGATTATTTCCACATCCTCATTTTCAAAATTGCCTTTTTTACTGTTTTGAAGATGAAAATTTATGAACCATAATAACTGCTCAAAGGCTGCCTGGTATTCTGTTTCTATTTCATTGGCATCTAAATCAATATCTGAGTATATGGATTTAATTGTCATTTCATTAGGTGAGCCAGAGCTCTTAAGCTCTTCTGCATTAAAGCCTCTACAGTTTTGTATTATTGCTTTTCTAAGCTCTTTTACAATGACTTCATAGTTATTACTGTCCACCTCTATTTTAAGGGCATCTATGCCCCCATCTGCACCATCTATGGTATTTACCTTTACTGCTTTGTAGGTCATAAGATTATGTCTGAATGTACCTAAATCTTCACCATCATAATTTTTTATTATTAATATACTGCTGCCTGAAAGGTTTTCTTTAAGTCCATCAACAAACATGGACATGATTTCATTAAGGGCATCCTGTAATGACTTACATTGCTTTAAAAGAGAGCTTTCTTTGTTGTTTGCCTTAAATGGGATTAAAGGCACTTTGTCCCAATTGTAACCCTCTTCATCATTTTCAAAGTAATAAGTGCTGTAATCCGGTGTAAGGGCTTCCCCGTTTAAAATAAATTTATGTATGCCATTGGTGTCATATACTTCTACATGGGTTACTGTCTTTTCATTAACACCTTCATAGTCTTCTACATCATATACCCTTGCTGCAAAGTCCAGTTCTGTATGATCATCATCTTTCCAGAAAGGCAATACCTCATAAGGCATGAATTTTTTTATTTTAAATTCTCCATTTTCGTCATAATAAGGATATAGCCACCCTATACCACAGTTATAACTGTCTTTACCAAGGTTTTTAAGTAAACGATTAAAGCTCTTGTTTAAAACCTGTTTAAGAGCCTGTATGTATTTTTTGTTTTCAGAATTTATTGTTATGGGATTTGCCAGAAGGTAATTAACCTTCTGGTCTACCATCTTTGCATATTGGTTATCTATAATCTTTGTATTGGGAAGTCTTGGGTCTTCTCTTAGCTGTCCACCTTCTCCTAATACCATTCTTTTTTTCTTTAGTATTTCCTGCTCATAATCATAATATAAAACACCATTTAGCTGCATTCTCCTTTTAGGAGACCTAAGCCACTTTAATATTTCTTTTTTTAAAAACTCTTTGTCTGAGATGCGTGTTTTAGCTCCTCTTGTGACTATATCATTAATGCGTCTGGTTTCCATACCAAATGAAAGCATCCTATCACCATCCATATCTTTCCGGCAAAAGTGCCTTTGTAACTGCATACCTCATGGCATCCATTCCATGGGAAAATTCATGGTCTGGTTTATCGGTCATTCTTCCCGATCTGTCCTTAAGGTAGCAATAATTTTCTATTTCTTTCTTAAACTCCGTACATTTTGGATGTACATATATTTCATAGTTTTGTATTAACTGTATTCCATGATTAACTGAGTCCCTTCCTTTCCTGGAAGGCTCTGCTTTTATCTGTTCGTTCTTAAGCTCTTGTATGCTTTTAGGCTCTGCACAGTCACATATTATCCTTTGGCCGCCATAACCTTTTTCTTTTATCTTGCAGGCTATTATTTTATTTGTAATACCGCTTTGGTACCATTCGTCAAATACATAAAGCTTTTCATTAGCCTCATCAATTAAAAGACATACAAAAGCATTTGGATCTGTGAAACCAAAGTCTAACCCAAATGCTGCTTTTATTCCCGGTGTGGTTCTTATTTTTTTCACATCAAAGGCTATTGTTTTAACTTTTTCATAAATAAGGCCTTCTGATATACCCCACTCACCAAAACTTTCAATTCTGGCTCTTCTTGGGTTGTTTTTTTCCATCTTTAAAAAGATGTTTTTATCACTTTCATCAAGCCACTCATTACATCTCCACGTAGTTGTTAGGGTTAATACATCATCATCCGGTGTATCAAAGAATCTTCTTTTAAGCCAGCTGTTTGCAGACCAAGGGTTAAATAAAAGGGTGATTTGTTTAAAATAACCTTCCGGGACTTCACCTCTTATGGACATTTCAAGCTTTTCAAAGTCAGCTTCTTCTATCTCATAAGCTTCTTCTATATCAACGAAGTTTAATACTCCAGTATCAACTGTTATGGAGGTTACTTTTGTACCTTCATCAAGACCTCTAAATAATATCTTTTGCCCGGTGGGAACATATATAATCTCCAGGGGAGAAGTTTTGTATATAAAATAATCTTCCAGGCCTAACTTTTTAATTGCCCATTTACAGTCAGCATATATTGAGTCCCTGATGGTATTGGCAAATCTTCTTACACATAAGTAATTACATAAAGGATATTGCACAATTCGAACTATTCTTTGTATTGCTGCTGTTTTTGACTTTTTAGAGCCACGGGAGCCTTTTACTACTCTGTAACGTTTTTTACACTTCCAAAAGTAATTATAGCCTTTTCCTATTAGCTCTTTTACAGATATTTCCTTAGTCGTCATCTTCATCATCTCCAATGTCATCCTTTATGACAATAGGAGTAACATCTAACTTAATTTTTTCGTTTAATAAGCCGTAATGTTTGGCTAAAGAGTCTGCTGCTGACTTCCTGTCTTTTAGTGAGGCACCTTTTTTAATTTTTTCTGCTTTTGATGTACCTTTTTTTACATCCGTACTTAATACTACTACTTCCTCTTCCATCTGCCCTCTGATTAGGGCAGAATAAAACTCTAAAATCTCCACGGAATCGGCAATTGCCTGTTTTTTTGCTTCCTCATCTGCTTCTTTTTTCATCCTTTGATATACTTGGGAAAATTTGGGGAACTTTCCACCTGTATTTTTTATCATCTTATTTACCTGATTTGGTATATTATCATCAAGCATTTTACTGTCTGGATAAGCTTTTTTATATGCTTGTACATAAGACATTCCTTTTAGAAGGCAACGAAGTAGTGTCCGTTGCTTCAAGCTTAAATCTCCGTAATCATATTTTTTTTCAGACATTACATCATCACCTCTTTCATTTACACCAAAAAAGCTCCATATTGTCTATGGAGCTTTCATGGTTTACCAAAATATATATCAAAAGGAGGTTGTAAAAAGAAATTAATTCTACATTATCACTTTATCATATCATTAACTATCATTTACTATCACAGATTATTATTCATTATCAAGTGATAGTATTACCTGTATATCTGACTTATCAAGTCTTAAATTATCCAGGGCTTTATTGTGAATCCTGAAGACCTGTGCAGATTCATAAGGGGTATCAGCTATTATTTTGCCCCATGATCTTCTTTGAATATATCTTTTTTCAAGTATTTCTTTTTCATAATCATCTGTCAATTCACTTATTCTGTCATGAATCAAGTCTAAACAGTTCTTTGCTTCCTGGGACAGAATTAATATTTTAGTGATGAGCTTGTCATGCTCTGCCACATAGTTAGCCATTCTGTCCTCAATATTGTGAGCACTTGGCATATCTGAATATCTTACACTTGGAAGAATGATATTAAGCCTTAATTCATCCGCTTTTATTTGGAGTCTGTTTTTTTCGCTAATGATATTCCTGTAACTTCTTAAAAATCTTTTCTTTTTCTCTCTGTCTTTCATATTTCCCTTCTTTTTATTTTTACTTTAAAACAAATTTTGTTTCGTGTTCTATCTGTATTATATAACATAACACAGATATTTTTAAAGGGAGTTTTTGGCTTGTATCCTGCTGCCTATTGGGTTTTAGACTGCTGCAATCAGTTTTTTATACTGTTGCCTAGGAGATGGATTTACCTACATTAAACAAAACACTACTGTTTTCCAATTTTTTCCATTATCAAGTTGATTTTTAGAAAAAAATATGATATAACATGATTAAGATATCTCAAAGGGAGCATTCCGGCGGCCCCGATCCCTAGCATTTAGGAAAATTTGGCTGTGAGGAGGCTTCCTTTTTTATTTTCTTTTAAATATCTTTATGATTTTATAATTTTCCACAAATATAATTTTATCTATAAACTTCGTTCTGTTCGATCTATACATATCCTTTGTTTGTTCGTACAATTCCTCTTTTGTATGTTTACTATTTGTGATGTCAAAAATCAAACTGGTAGCCTGCTCTTTTGCTCCTTTACATCGATTGAAAATGTAATTATCACTCGTATCATCGTTAGTTGTTTTTAGATCCACCCTCTCACCTTCCCATAAATAATCTGGTGTCTTTATATTTTGTTTTGTTTGTATCCTAGGAACCATGAACAATTCTCCCCCTAAAGTATTTTCAATAACATCTGCTATCCTTCTTTCATATTTACTATAATCCAATTTAACCAGGTGATTATCTACACAATACGTTTGACCATCATATTCGTATTCCATCAAGTCCTTTATCTCGTGACTATTAGGTGTCGCATTCAAAAGAAATTCTTCCGTCACATCTACTGCTTCCCTTGATTTATTATCTTCTACATGATTTGCAAAAAACTGTAAATTCATTGGCATAAATGTCTCTTTTACTTCTTCGTCCCCTTCAACAAATCCCTTCTTCCACTCCTTATATGTCACATCCTCCGGCAGTTCGTATACTGTCTTTCCATCTCCATCCCTGGAAGCTCTTTTGGCCAAAGTATCCTGCTGCATATCATCATCTTCAAAATATGGTATGGTAGTACATCTACAGAAGGGATGAAAAGGTGGAGCATTCACACTTATTTCCATATCTTTAACATAAAAATGCTGTCTATCCATGTCACCGCACACTTCACAGGTACGATTGTCAAGGGTAGACAGCACTTCATATGCATCAAGCCCAAGCTCTTTATAGCTGTCTTTTTCTGCCAAGGTAGTAAAATAAGCTTGCTCTGTTAATACAAGTCTTTTTACTGCATACTTTGATGTATTTAATACATTTGCTATATTTTTTATTGTTCTTTTAGGTCCCATTCCAGAAAGAACCATTGCTGTAAGCTCTTTATCTATGGTATTAATAAGCAAAAGCTTATTTCCCCATAGCTTTGAAGAAAAATTTGTACCATCCACAGACCAGGGCTTACTTATAATCTTCTGGATGTAATCAGTATCAAGCTTTGAAACATCAAAACCTATACCGACACCTCTTTGTATTTCAAAAAGACTTTTGTAAAAGGTATTTTTATACACATCACTAACTACTTTATCCACATCATCCACTAAACCACCTGTGGCAAGTTCGATCTGAGCTCTTACTTCAAGTTTTAAAGCTTCAAGTCTGTTTATATGAAACTTTGCAGATGCGTTTTCAAGCTCTTTCATGAAATTCTTTGAAGCAGCATTTTTCTTTCCTGCTTTTATATATTGCTCTACGCTCCATTTAAGCTCTTTTAATTCATCCGAATTTAAAAGCCTTCTGGCTTCTTCTATGGATACATTATTATTTTCTGCTGCTCTTCCATACCAGGCTTCTATTTTGTTATTTATGGCCATTTCGCAATTTCGATACTTCTCTTCAAGATTTGTGATATATTCCACAGATAAATTATTTGCAGCCTGTTCTATTTCTTTATATCTTTTTCTCCA